GCGCGTGCTCGCGTCGTCGGTGGGAACGAGGCGCGTGTTGGTGAACGAGCGGCCCTGCGCGGGTCCGATCGCGAGCACGGTGACGCATCCGGGCGTGTCGGGCGTGCCCGCGCCTGGGTAGACCGCGGGCGGCTCCATCAGCGGGTACACATAGGCCGCGGCGATGTCCGTCGCGATGTACGCCCGCGTCCACTCGCGCCATTGCGAGCGGTTGCCCGAGCCCGGGCGCTCCTGACGGAGTTCGATGATCCGCGCCGCCCATGACTCGACGCTCTCGGCGTCGGTGCCAGCGCGCAACGTGGGCGACGACACGGTGCCGGTGCTGTTGATCCCCGTGGGCGCGACCACCCACGTCAGGACCGCACCCGCGGCGCGCGTGCCGGCTGACCCGAGCGTGACGGCGGTGACCTCGATCGACCCGGTGAGCGCACCCGAGAGCGTGACGGTGGTGCTGTCGACGCCGTAGAGGGTGCCATCGCTGAACGCCAGGCGCGATCCCGAGGGGATCGCGATGGGGCCCGCGCTGGGGCCGGTGACGCCGACGGTGTGCCGCGCGCGGACGCCGACACCGCGGGCGACGTCGTCGACGTACCCGTGCCGCGCCAGAGCCGCAGCGGAAGCCTGATCGGGGAGGATGTCCCGCGCCGTCTGCTCCGCCTGCGCTTCAAGCGCTTCGATCTGCACCGCGAGCGCCGTCGCCCACAGGTACGGGTCGGAGCCCGGGGCGACGAGCAGGCGCTCCCCGATGGCTGCGTACTCCGCCGCCCACGTCGCAAGGAGGGCGTCGCGGATCGCGTCGCGGGTGCGGCCGGTGAAGCTCATGAGGATCTTTCCGCGGCGAGGGTGCCGGTGGTCTGTCGGGTCGCAAGGAGCACGTCGAGGAAAGCGACCTCGTAGGTCAGTCGGCCGATGGCTGCGCGGACGGTCACGGTCACGACCAACGCGCGGATCGTACCGGCGCGTACCAGCGGGTCGAGCCCGGCGCGGATAGCGGCCTCAGCGTCGGCCTGCGCGGAGGTGCGCAGCCGGTCGACGCGGCGCCAGTCGACGCCCAGGGAAGGCATCACAGGGCACGCGCCGAGTTGCGTACGGAGGACGATGAGCACCTGCTCCAGCGCGGGCGAGGTCGCGCGGACCCACCGCCCCGCGGCGTCGAGCGTGGGCTGGCCGGCGGCGCCGAGGGCGCGGTGCACGGCGTAGGTCAAGTGACACCGCCCGCGAGCGACACCGGGGCGGCGGGGATGCCCACGCCGAAGGCGTCGACGAACGCCGTCACCGACACGCTAGCGTTCGACTGGATCTCCCCGACGACGCCCACGGCGATCCCGTAGGCGAGCGCCCTGAGCGAGTCGAGTTGCGCGGTAGTGGGCGACGCGGAGAAGCCGGTGCCGGTGCCGCCGACGATGGCCGAGTAGATGCGGAGGCTCATACCCGTGGTGCACGCGGCGTCGCCAACCTGGAGTGCCATGGTGTCAGCCCTTGAAGCGCGCGGCGCCGCCGCTCGATGCGATGGTGTCGATGGCCGTGGAGATGGTCCCCACGACCGGGTACGGCCCCGCCGTGAGGGCGAATGCGTGCGTGTGGCCGGTGGTCGGATCGCTCACGCGCGCGACCTTGAGCAAGCCCTCGTTGACGACGACGTCGCCGGTGCCGTGCGCGCGAATGTTGATCGCACCGTTGCTCGAGCTTTGGATGTCCATCGACCCATCGGCGCGCAGTCGGATGATGGTCGTGGGGTTGTTGGTGCCGACGCCGTAGAGCCGCGTCTCCCCGATCTCGACGGCCTGCACCTGCGCGCCCTTGTCGACCAGGAACAACGCGATCAGTTCATCGCCGCGACGCACGGCGAGTGCCTCAGTGGTCGGGGTGCACCGCGGGTGCGCCATGAGCCCCGAGGGCTGCATCACCTCGACGTCGTCGAAGCGCTCTGCCGCGTCGTCGTCGCCCTCCGCGCCGACGCCGATGCACTGCGCGATCATGACGCGGCGGGTGGTCGACGTCGCGAGGGATGCGACCTTGACGGCGTCGATGGGGTCGTCGCTCACGCTGCCTCCTGGGGGATTACAACGATGCTGTCCCGCGGCACAAGCACCGCCGACGTGGTGCAGCCCTCGCGCCCGCCGCTGAACGTCAACGTCGTGAGGAGCATCGATTCGTCCAGGGGCGACCCGTCGGGCGCGGTGGTGAGGTCGTCGCGAACGCGCGACATGGTGTTGAGCGCGTAGAGGCGCGGTGACCCGGCGACGGTCTGCCCGTGGCCCTGCACCGTGCACTCGTAGCGCCGGAACCCGGCCATCGCTTCGGAGATAACGCGCGAGCCCTCCTGCGCCGATGCGGCGAGGGTGCGACTGCGGGCGCTCTTGACGTGGCGCACCTGTGCAGGCATCGGCGACGCGACGAAGCCGCGCGAGACGGCCGCGGTTTCGAGCGCGACGTTGAAGGTCTGCGAGCGCGACCGATTGCTCACGAGGTCGCCGCGCGTGGTGCCCGTGTAGACGCTGACCTCCGTGGGGATCTCCTTGATGCTGAACTTCTCGGCGCTGCGCAGGATGTTGCCCGTGGCCTCGCCGTCTTCGATGCGCCGCGTGAACGTGAACACGTCGGGCGTCGTGAACGCGGGGACGTCCACCACGACGGCCAACCCGCCGTTGGCCGAGGGCGCGGTCCACAGCAGGAAGCCGACGCGGCGGCACATCTCCTCGGCCAGCGACCATGCGCGCTCGCCAGCGCGAGGATGGCTGCGGTCGATGGGCTGCGCACGGGTCGCGGCGTGACGGACGCCGCGCGTGGGCGCGCGCCCAGCGCCGCCCTGATTGGTTCCTGACTGGACGATGCGCGCGGCAGCGGCGTCGGTGACGAGCACCGGCACGCCGAAGGGGGCGAACAGCGCCGTGAGGGCGTCGGAGAGCGAGAGCCCGCGGAGGCGGATCGTCGGGTCGGCGTCCCACGACATGGCCATGCCGCCGAGGTCGCGCCCGCTGATCACCATGCTTGCGCCCTTGCGCTCGACGAGCGTGTCGAACGTCTCGATGCGCCCGGTCACCTGAGCCGCGCCGTCGATGCTAACGGTGACGTTCTCGCCGAGTTTGAGCAGCCGGCGCAGCACCGGCCAGGTCGTGTCGCGCGTGGACGATCGCCACATCTCGACGGTCCACGCGTTGCCCGCGCGCATCATGTCGAGCGAGATGATGTACTTGTCGAATACATCGACCTCAGTCCCATCGGACAGCGTCACGGTGACGACGTGGGCCGTGGACATCTACGGCGCCGGGAGGATGACGAGCACGGTGCCAGCTAACACGAAGAGGGGGTCGGGGACGCTATTCGCAGCCCTCAGCAGCGCCGTCAGGGACGCGTCGCCGTAGACGCTCTGCGCGACCTCCCACAGAGCCATGGTCTCGGGCACGGTGTAGAGGCGCTTGCGCGCGAGCGTCGGCTGGTAGCGGCTCTGGAGGTCGTAGAGCGAGGCGCGGAGCGCGAGCAGCTCTACCACCGCGGCGTGCGCGGCGGCGGGCGCGAAGAGGGGGAGCGTGAGGTTGAACGCGACGGGCGCGAGCATCAGCCGAAAGCACTCGCTCACGGCCGTGAAAGGCAGCGCGGCGAGCTCCAGGGCGGCGAGCTGCGCGCCGATGACGGACGCCGTCGGGAGCCAGCCGCTCGGAGACACGAGGGCCAGCGCGGCGTCCGTCGAGGCAGCGCGACCGGCGACCGTCGCGGGCGTGTTCGTGGGCGTCGAGCCGCCAACGGCGAGCAGCGCGGCTGTGGCGTTGTGCTCAGTGAACGTGACCTTGAGGTCGGTGCCGTTGCGCACCTCCGGGGAGAGGTCGCTGGCCCACGCTTCTACGCCCGCGGTAAACGTGCGGTAGCCAGGAAGCGTGAGGGTGCCGATGGGCACGTCCTCGAAGAGCGAGACGATGCCCTCGCGCAACGAGCGGAAGAGCTCGCCGTAACGCGCGACGAGCGCGGGGGTGTTCACACACGGGATCGTGAAGCTGCCCGCGTACGCCTTGAGCCCGCACGGCTCGATGTCGGCCCCACGTCGCAGGTAGGCGACGTGCTTTGCGAAGTCGTGGCCGCCCTCCATGCTGACGGCGGACACCGGAAACGTGATCTCGCCGTAGGTCGCCTCAGCGAGGGTAGAGAGGTCGTCGGCCATAGGTCAGC